CGGTTATCTCCTTTAACGTCTTTGCATCTTCCGTCCACAGTGGGGTATCATCTTCCGTGGCTTTTCCGGCGTTCCTAATGGCTTCGGCTTTCTTTTCCCAGCCCTCTATCTGCTGGTTAATCAGTACGGCTTCATCAGCAGACGCACTTTGCAGCTTGTCGTTAAGTATCTGGATATTATCGGTTATCTCCTTTAACGTCTTTGCATCTTCCGTCCACAGCGGCTTATTATCAGTCGTGCCCTTGCTTTTCTTACCAGTCGGGGTGTAATTGTACCTGCCCGTGTCCTTCTTGCCACCACTTAAATCCATCTTAGGGGCTTTGGTCTTAGGACGCGACACATCTACTGCCACCTCCACTTTCTTACCACCTAAACCCAAAATGTTTTTAAGCCATTCCCACGCCTCCTTACACTTTTCTACCAGCCACTCGAAAGCCTTTGCCAAACCGTTCATAATGGCATTTGCCAGCGGCTTAATACCCTCCCAGACCTTATCGACAATCTGCCTAAAGCCCTCGCAGTTATTGTACGCCTGTATCAATGCCGTTACCAGTAAGCCGATAGCGGTAATGATTAAGCCGATAGGGTTAGCCGTCAGCACCAGATTAAGCACCTTTTGTACGGCAGTCCATGTGGTAGTAGCGATAGTTACCATTTTCTGCGCAGCAGCCACAGCCACTATGCGCGTCTTTAATATGGCTTGCTGGATATTCATAGCCTTAACAGTCTTAATCAGACTGCCTATGCCCATCGCCGCCATGCCTATTTGTGCCGTCAAATCCACATAGGGCCTTACATCCGTGTAGATAGCCGACAAATCTATAAGGCTGGTTAGTCCGTTCTTTATATTTTCCTGCGCCTGTATCTGCCTCTCCTGCTGCTCTGCCGTTCCCTGCGTGGCCGCTTTCACTGCGTCCATGTTCAGCTGTATGCTTGCCAGCGTTTTTATATACTCCAGTCCTGCATCTTCGCCCGGCCCACCGAAAATGTCAGCTATGGCAGTGCCTACGGCTGCGCTGCTTGCCGGTAGCTCGTTCAGCTTGGCTGCAACCATCTGCATAACGTCAAACGTGGTTATGCTCCCGGCTTGCAAGTCCGCCTGCACCTGCTCTGCGGATATGCCTATGTTATTCAACGCATCGGCAGTGGCTGTAGTCATTTCGCGTATGCGCAAATTACCCTCCTTGATAACATCCACGCCCTTGTCGGAAAATATGCCCTGCTGTGCAGCGTTGGTCGTAATGGCTACAAAATCCTCCGCTGATAGTCCGGCTTCCTTGAAATAGCGCGGATATTCTTTCAGTGTGTCCAGAAATTCGCCGTTTGCGTTTGCTCCACTAACAAACCCATCCTGCACTAACTTCATCGCATCGTCTATGCTAATGCCAAACGCTTTAGATAGGTTGTTTGCGGACTGTAGCACCTCGTTAAAATCTGCGCCAAAATGTTCTGCCACCGCCTGCACGTTGTTGCGCAGTTTCAGCATTTCATCGCCTGTTTTCCCTGTCAGCTGCGTTATCATTATGTTAGCCGACTGTAAGCCCCTCATGCGGTCTGAAAACTGCGACAAAGCGGACGAAACATTGCCGATAGTGTCCGTTATGGCACTAATCGCCTGTACGCCTTGGCTCCAGTTTATCAGCGACTTTTTAAGGTTGTCTGACTGCGTTATGGTGGACTGTATTACCTTTTTCAGCCCGTCCGCATCGGCCGTCAGTTCCTTAAATTCCTTGCTATCGCCGTCTATCTTGAATGTTATGCTAATTGTGCTTTTGCCTGCCATAGCTGCTATATTGTTTGGTCTCCTAATTTCTTCACTAATTCGGCCATGCGCTTACGCTGCTGTTCCGGCGTAATCTTAGGCACTTTCTTTGCCGCCTTTTTCTTGGCCTTGTCCCACGGAAACGGTAGCAATCTTTCCGGCGTAACTTTATGCCGCTTGTCTAAATGCGGCTGTATAACTATGGTAGCCAGTAGGCGCATCCGTTGCCAGTTGTCCTTAAAATCAGTATCGCGCTGTTCTGCATAGGCTTTATAGACTGCCGCAAATTCTTCAAAGTCCAATTTGCAGAAATCGTCATAACTTAGCCGTATGCAGCCCAGCGCGACACCCAATAAATCAAATATGCCGTAGGGCTTCAGCTTTTTTTTTCTAACCCATCTGCATTTTCTCCGTTTGTACCACTGTTCTGCTGCATCTGGTTCGCCCACGCCGCCATATCTTCGGGGTCTAACGCATCGGCAAACTCCATAAGCGACATTTTGAAATCCACGCCGTCCGCAGCCGAAGCGGACGCGACACAGCAGTACAGGTATGTACATAAGTCGGCTAAACCGCTGTTGGTAATCTCCGTTACCTCCTTGCCGGTTTCTTTCTTGAAACGCAGCATAGCCCCCATAGTCGGCCTACAGGGGTATGCCTTTCCGTTAATCGTAACCTCGACTTTTGCCATCTTCTCAACCTCCTACGCCGGGTGCGGCATTTTCAGTAATAGCACTTTCATCAAGTGAGGTAGGCTCACCGTCATTTTCCAGACTGATACTATAGGTGCTGTCATCCTGCGCCGGGTCTGTACGCTCCAGCGAAGTAATAACGCAGCCACCCTCCAGATAGGGTTCATCGCTGTTATCACGTTCCATGCACTTAACCGTTACCGGCTTGCCTGCTTTCCACAGCGCAAACAGGGTCTTAAACCCACATTCCGTTTCGTCATAGAATACCAGACCCTCGGCACTGATAGAGTACGACAAACCTACTACGCCTTTCTTCTTCCACAGTCCGCTGCTTAGGGGCGCGGACGCTACAGGCTTAACCGCACGCTCTTTGGTTTCGCTGTTGAATGTGGTAGTGTGCGTAGTGCAACTTCCAACGGCTTTGCCGTTTACATACAGCAGCATATCGCTACCGTTACAATATCCGCTTTTTGCCATATTCTTTATATCTTAACATTAAACACTAATTGCTGTACATAGGCATCGTCCTGCCATGCTTCCTCGCTGTCTGCCAGATAGCAGCTGCGCATAACCAAACCGTCTTTCTCGCCCTGCGCTCCATCCAGCGCATCGCGCACGGCTTCCGCCAGTTCCACGCCCTCCGTATAGTGCTGCGTATAGCAAAGTATCTCAATGCCCACCGTGTCAGCACCGCGCCTGCCTTTTGCCGGTTCCTGCTCCAGTTGTGTACGCCTGTACACTATGTATGGCAGTTCCGCGCTATCTTCCACCACTGGAAAGACTTTTTTTGCACGTGCGGCCACTTCTGCGTTATTAACCAGTATATCCCGGATAATTTCACCGGCACTTAAACTTGACTTACTTACACCCATACTTCTGCGCTATCTTTAAGACATTATCAGTTACCATATCGTGAATGTCGGCAGTAACAGTATCTCTTACGTCATTCAGCGTTTGTGTCATAAAACCGTAACGCCTCATGCGTCCCGTCCTGTGTGCAGACCTGCGCCGTGCGGCACGTTTGCCGCCGTTTCCTTTGGTCTTTCGCTCCTGCGTTCCCTCTTCCACCCAGATTAACACCGGCTTTTTGAGGCCTTGGCGGTTCGTGTGAAATCCTGCTTCGCCCTTGCCATTCTTCCCGGCTTTCTTTGTGCCTACCGTAACCCGAAATCCGGCTTTGCGCTTGAATACTATCGCACGCACGCCCTTTTCCAAATCCTTGTTAGAACGGACGCTGTTACGCAGATTGTTTATCGCCGTCTTTCGTACTTTGTTGGCTTCCCTGCGAAAGCCGCCCTTTATCGCTTGTAATCTGCGTTTTGGCTCCAGTTCAGCAAATAACTGCTGCAAATTCCTATCATCGTAGGCTACACTTCGTGCCATAATGGTAACTATTCGTTCACTCGTTCACATAACAGGGTTTTATATCCCTTATCCAAATTCGGTACTATATTCGTCACGGTATAAAGATAACCGCCCAGCTGCTGCACCCTCCAGTTTTCCTGCACCGGGTGTGCATCCCGTATATTAAATTCTACGGTGTAGTCTGGAAAATGCTCCCCGACTTCCTCGCTTCGGCTACCTGTAGCCCTAACCCTTTCAGCCCATACGGTGCGTGTCTTGGTATATTCCACCTTTTCAGCCCCCATGCGGTCTGTGGTGCGTTTTGGCTCCAGTAACTCCAGCTTATATTTCAGTGCGCCTGCTCTCATTCCGTAACTTCATCTACCAGTTTGCGATACGGTTTAATTAAGGCTTGCAGTGTATATGGCACTTCCGCCATCTGCACGCCGCTAACGGCTTCGCGCTGATTGTACCAGTGGCCGGCGATAAGTAAGACCGCCTGCTGTAACGTAGCCGGTAAATGCTCACCGTCCCCCATTTCCAGCAATTCATCTGCGCTGCGGTTGGTAGCGGTCGTTACATATTCTTCCGCTGCCTCCAGCAACTGCGCCAAATACTGGTCATCGTCGCTAAAGTCATCTGCCCGGACGTGCGATTTAAGTAGTGCTATATCCACTGTAGCCATAATCAAACAATCTTATAAAACTAAACCTATGTTCCTAATCTCATTATCCGCCTACACCTGCTGCGGCTTTGCATTTTGCCAGCGCAAAAGCCTCTGTGCGCAGCGTGGTAGTGCCGTAGTTCACGTTAAGCACAAAATCCACAGCGTCTTTGCGTGCTTGGCTGTACGGGTCTATGATAAACGAAATGTCGCCAAACAGACCCATAGGCTGGTAACGCCAATCGCCCAGACCTATAAAGCCCTCACCGATATAGTTTGTAGTGAACACCGGCAGACCTGCGATACGGTCGTTTTCACAAACCATAATGCCGCTGCCTGCGTCTTTCGGTGTTGCCTCGGCGATAGCTTTCTGCGCCTTAGTCATAACCCAGCAAAGGTGTTCACCATCAACGCCGGTAGCCAGTACCTTTGCCTTAATCTTGTTGAAATCCTTGAACGTAGGTTCGGTACTCACTTCTACCGGGCTACTTGCCAATGCCACAAACGGGCCTACCAGTGTCGTAGCACTCGCAACCTTTGTAGTGCTAAACATGATTTTGTTAAGCAGCATTGTAACCGAAAGCGGCATCAGCTTCTTAACAATCATTTCTACCACACCCTCGGTCTGGTTAATCGCCTGCCGTGTAACCGGGATAGCGATACCGATACGCTGGGGCGAAGCGGTCAGTTTAGACATCGAAATTTCGGTGTCGGTCAGTGCCACGCCCTCGCCCTGTATCGTAGCCTCCACAGTCTCGTAGGTGGGCCAGATGTAATCACCTGCCAGACCTGTAGGCATAGGCAGACCTACTTTATCCAAAAGCAGCCCCTCTACCAACGGGTCTAAAATATCCTGCACCTTAACAGGCACAATTCCACCGGCGGTAGTGTCTGCCACCATCACCAAATCACGCACCAGCATAATTTGCGTCTGACGGCCGGCTGCCACGTTCTCGCGGATAATGCGGTTTGCATCCTCCACGGTGTTAGGGTTCTCGCGCAGCTTCTCCACCGCCACTGCCTGCATCTTCATTTGCAGCAGTTGGTTTTCACGCAGTAGCGCGTTATACTCGGCGGTTTCCGCTTCTGTACGCTCGCGCTGCTCTCTTTCGCACGCATCGGCTATTTCACCGATACGGTCGCAGTTGGCCTGATACTTATTAACCAACTCACGCACATTTACCGTTTTTTCCTTTTTCATACAAAAACTAAACTTTAAGTAGTTAAACATTCGTTATAGTGATAGCGTTGCAGCACGGCGCATTTCACGTACTTGCTCACGCACTTTCTTTTCCCTTTCCTCCTTGCCGTCCGGCTGTTCCTGCTCTCGCAGTTCCCTAATCAGTTCGCGTACCTCTGCCTCGCAGTTGGTGTCTGGATATGCAGGGTCAGCCGCCAGTGTGAAATCATATATGCCGGTTATCACGTTAACCGTGTAGGTTATGATAGTCTTGCCGTCCACACGCTGCACTGTTCGCTGCACATACGCACTGTCGTAGTAGTGAGTGCTGAAAGCAAAGCTACAGCCGGATATGTCGCCGCGCCTTACCAGTTCCAGAGCCTTGTCACCATCTACCGTGTTCGGGGCCTCAAACTCAAAGTACACGCCTTTGTCATCTACGCCGTATTTCAGTGTGCCTGCGCCGTTCTTGCTCCGCGCCAAAATCAGCTGCCGGTCGTGAAACATTGTCATCTTAATGTCGCAGCCGTCCAGCAGTTCTTTAGTCACTGCCTCCGGCGCAATAACTTCGCGTGCTTCCTCATCTTCCCAATCGTACAGCGGTGCGGACGGCACGCCAAACAGTATAGCGTAGCCGGTAATGGTTCTACTGGCCGCTTCACCCTCCGGGGCTTCACGCACACGCAAATCGGTTACGGTGTGCAGTATGCGGTTTATTACTGCGTCTTTATTCTTCGCCATTGCTTGTATCTCCTTTTTCGTCCGGTTCATTGCCCGGCTCTTGGTTAATATCTGGTTCGGGTTCTGCCGGTGCCTGTGGTTCCGGCTGCGTAGTCTGTTCCTCTATGCTTTTGAGGTTAGCCGACACCATAACGGTATCGCCGCCCTCCACGGCTGGTTTGTTTTCTTCCTGCCGCCATTCGTTCACAGTGTACAGACCTGCGGCTATCGTCTGGGCTTGGTACTTAACACGACTATCCAAATCACACGCATACAGACCGCGCCGGTCAAACTGGAATTTCCGTTTACAGCACAAAGACGGTGCAACTAATTTCCTGTGCAGTTCCACTTCGATTTTGCGCAGCAGCGGATTTAGCGTGTTGGTAAGGAAAGCCACGTTAGCCATTTCCGCAGACTTGTAGTTATTGCTGGTGTCATCAAACACAAAGGACGGATGCACACCAAAGAAACGGCATATCTCGCGCACACTGAATTTGCGTGTTTCCAAAAACTGCATATCAGTGCTGCTTAATGAAATCGGGTTAAACTTAGCCTGCCCCGGCAGTGATACTATGCGCTCACCGTTTCTAAACTTGCTATCCAAATCTATAGCCGTTTTCTGTAGTTCCTTGTCTTGGTACTCACCAAAGCCGCGCACGCTCGTATCGTTGCTGACTATGCCCCGGACATTACCACCGTTGGCAAACCGGTTTAGCGTTTCTTGGTCGCCAGTGCTGGTTATGCTCAATGATATGCGTGCAAACCCCAGCGTAGATAGCCCGGTTTTCCCGTCATAACTGTAGTTTTTGATGTGCAGTATCTCGCTTTCATCATACACGCCGCTAATCCCTGCGTGTACATCGTTAATCGTGTAGGTGTCGTTTACCGTGTCATGCGCCACACACGCCGGGTCAACCAATGCCAGCCGCCCCACTTCCATAGTGTTGTAGTCATAGACCGGCACTATATAAGCGTTACCGCGCAGCAGCACATACCGCACTACCATCTGCCAGAAGTCTATCGCTGAAAGATATTCGCAGGGCTGCACATTCAGCAGATAGTGCATACGGTCGCTGCGGTCTTCCACAAAGATGTTACCCTTTTTGCGCATATACTGCACTGGCAGACTTGCCACGCTGTCCGCTAACAGGTTCACGCATCGGTAAACTGTAGCGACATTCAGCGCGGTATCGGATGCAAGCAAAGGAATACCGCCCGTGCGCGGTGTCTGCGCCGGTTCTGCGCTGCCTCCGTCAGTGTTGCTGCGCCTAAAAAAATTCCGTATGTTGGTAAAAATACCCATTCCAAAAATAAAGTGTTTCTACCCTACACGGAAAAGTGGGTATCTGGTACCAGCCCCAAAAAAAAATTATCGCTCATAGTCGATAAACAGACGCATACACATCAGCATGGTTATCACTCCGTCTATTTTCTGGTTCGCTTTGCGCTTCACCGGCTTGCAGTTCTCCAGCTTGTCACTATCCAGCACAGCATTTCCAAAGCAGTAGGCGTTAATAGGGTTGTCGTTTATGAAAACATGGCCAGTCTTTGCCCCATGCTCAAAACTTTCTACCGGCGCAGTAAACACGCCGTAGGTCTGCCGCACACCCTTAATCACGTTGCCTGCGCCGGACGCTGCCAGCATATTTATAACCTCCTGCGACTTCCACGGGTCGTAGCCTATGCCCAACACCCGGACGTGCTGGTTAAGATACAGTACATAGTCCACTATGCGCCTGTAGTCTATCACATCGCCATCGGTCAGTATCAGATAGCCTTTTTCAGCCCACACCCTGTACAGCTTTTCGTTAGGGTGTCCGGGCAAAGCACCAGCCGGAAAGAAATAGGATGTGTGGAAAAAGAAATTTTTGTGTGCAGTGTCATACATACCCATAGTCACCGCGCTAAAGTCATCGCTTTCGCTTAGGTCTATCGCTACCATCGCATCGGGCCGTCCTTTGATACCATCTATGCTTATCTGCCTGCTTATGTGGCGTGCCAGTGTGCTACTAATCCAACTGCGCTGCTCGTTCTCTGCATACAAGTTTAGCAGCTTGGTACGAAAAGCTAACATGGCCTCACTGCCGTTACGCAGTGCGTTTTTATATTCCTGCCTGTAGAAATCCATGCTTACCGTCACACCCAAATGCGGATGTACTTTGCGCCACGTACTTTCCGCATCTTCCGGGTCGTCTAAATCCGGCTCGAAAATATGCACAAACACGCTGTCATCTTCATACTCTCCCAGCAGCACTGATTTATAGCCTTGTAGCATTTCGTAAAACGGCCCATCGAACACGTCAGACGCGGTGGTTATTATCACAGTCAGCGGATTTTCACGCACACCCATAGACGTAGTTAGCACGGTCAGTAACTCACTGCTGCGTGCTTGGCTAAACTCATCCATAATTACCGTGCTGGCGTTCAGTCCGTCTTTGGTTCTGGCGTTGGCGGTAAGGCATTGCGCAAATGCCGTGCGGTCTTTCCTACGGCTCTTAATGGTCTGTTCGTTCACTATGTACCTGCGTTCTTTCGGGTCTAACTTCCGCATACAGCCGCGTATCACATCAAAGCATTTTTTCGCTTGGTCGTTGCTGTTCGCCCCGGTGTAGCTCTCGGCGTTTGCATCGCCATACAGCAAGTCGTATATAGCCAGTGACGCTGTGCTGGTTGTCTTGCTGAATTTACGCGGCACATATAACACCACTTCACGCACCACACGTTTGTCATCATGCCAAAACGCAAAGATACTGGCAAACTGGAAAGCCTGTACAGGGGTCAGCTTGTAGCGTTGCTGTCCGGCCTTGCCCGGAAAGTACAGACTTTCGTACAGGTCGAAAAACTGCCACACCTCGGTAGCGTTAATGCCGTATTTGTCGCACAGTCTGAAAAACCGCGCTACTGCCAGCTGCTCATACAGGTTATGCCCGTCCGGGTTGCCTGCCACTTCGCGCACATAGCCGTCTAACCGGCTATCCACTTCGGTTAGTCGGTAACGGTCTATGTCAGTGCTTGCCAACAGGTCGGTAACGTCCGCTTTCGCTTGCCGTAGTTTGTCCTTTTCTTCCTCTGTCATTCGTTGGTGTTCGGTTTGATAATCTTAGGCTGCTTGCGTTTCTTGGCTAATTTCTTGGTAAGGTTAACCAGTGGGTCATCTTCCACCTCTCCTGCCAAATCCTCTGCCGTCAGTCCTAACGCTTTCATCTGGCGTGTTACCAGTTCCTGCGCTTCTTTGGCGATTTTGAAAACAGGATGTGGGGCCAACTTTTCGCCGTACCGGGTTTTCTCCCACACGGTCGTTTCTGTCAGCGTGTCTATCTGGTCGTTTGCCATTTCCAAATTTCGCAAAGCACTGGCAAGCGATATAACCTGCATATCCAGACCTTTGCTGTACAGTTTGTGGGCTTTCAGCACCTTTATTATCTCCGTTTTGTAATCATTAACAGTTTTCGCCATTATTGCTGTATTTTTATTCGTTTTCGTCCAAAGTTCCACATTTTCAAAAATTTTCTCGCACACTTAAAAGAGTGGGGGCGAGGTTTAACGGCACTACCCCCGTCTTAAAAAAGTACCCCCGGCCTAATCGTCCGGGCTTCCAAAAAATTTTTTTATAATATCCTGCACCTGCTTTTCGTTGCGCTTTCGTGTCGCATCCTTGCCACCCCTGCCCATCTCTGTATGTACCTTAACATGGCAGTCGTGGCATAATGCCTGTAGGTTGTGTGGGTCATACATACGCTGCACCCTCTCTGCGTGTGTAAACGCTTCCTCTACAGGTCGGATGTGGTGTACCTCTGTGGCTGGTGTCAGCAGTCCGTTAACCTTGCACCTCTGACACAAAGGATGTGCGGTTAATACATCGCGCCTTAGCTTTAACCACCGTGTAGTATGTATCAGCTTGTTATATTCCTTGTCCTTAGCCATATATCAGTATCATTTAAGTTTCTTACTATTATGCCTAACTGGTACCGTTCCGTCCGGTACTCTGTGTACGTGCCCCAGTTCATCGAACATAGTATCTATATACCTGCCGTCATCTTCCTGCAAATCATACTTTCTTTTCCCTGCTACTTCCATACGGTCTATAAGTATATGCGCAAACGCTACCACCAGCTCGCACAGGTTCTTAAACCCATGTTCGCGCTGTACCCTTTGCAACTTCTCATAAGTCGCCGGGTCTAACGATATGTTTACACGCTTCCTATTGCTCACAGTGTTTCCGTATTAAGTAATTAAGACTGTCTAATAAGCTCTGCTGTACGCCCTTTTTCCCCTCCAAAGCTGCGCTGGCCCGCTCATCCACCGTACCGGCGCATATCAGATTGTAAACCGTAACAGGGTATTTCTGCCCCTGCCTGTGCAGTCTGGCGTTTGCCTGCTGGTAGTGTTCCAAATTCCAGCCGGTGCCAAACCATACGATATAGTGGCCGCCCTCCTGCATATTCAGCCCATACGCCGTACTTGCAGGGTGCGCCAAAAGTACGTCTATCTTTCCGGCGTTCCAGTCTTTCAAATCCTTTTCGCCTTGATAAACCCGTACCTCATAGCCTTTCATCCGGGATGTAATACGCGATATGTCGTGTTTGTACTGGTAGAACACCAGCACACTATTTCCGTTAGCCGCCTCCACTATCTCTGCCAGACGGTCTATTTTCTCGTTATGGATGTTGTGTACCTGCATATCTTCGTCATATATTGCGCCGTTGGCAAACTGGCTTAGCTTGTTCATCAGACCTGCCGCTGAATTAGCCAGAATGTTTGCAGGCTCGTTTCCGTGTTCGGCGGTGAACTCCAAAACCTTTTCTTTCTCAAACTTGGTGTACGCCGCCATCGTCTTTTCGCTTAGGTACACTTTGGCGGTGTGCATTATCATGTCCGGCAGTTGCAGGTAGTCTTTTGCCTGCATACTTAGGCATATATCGGCTATCTTCGCCCTTATTATTTCCTCACAGCCTTTTTTCACGTCACAGCGGACTATTATGTTATTCCACTTGTGCGTTTCAAAATACGCCTCACGGTATTTGCTGATAGACTTGCCCAGCCTTTGGCCTTGGTCTATACAGTACATCTGCGCCCATAGGTCTATAAGCCCGTTTGGTGCCGGTGTTCCTGTCAGACCGATAACACGCTTAACGCTCGGTACGGCTATGCGCATGGCCTTAAACCTTTCGCTCTTGGCACTCTTGAAACTTGTAAGCTCATCTATCACCAGTGCGTCAAACGGCAGTTTACCACCGTATTTGCCCACCAGCCAAACAAAGTTATCGCGCCCGGTCACATACACATCAGCTTTCTGCGCCAAAGCCATACACCGCTGCTTTTCCGTTCCGATAACCTTAACCACTTTGAGGTCGTGCAGGTGTTCCCACTTTTCGGCCTCCGTACTCCACGTGGTTTCTGCTACCTTTTTAGGGGCCACCACCAAAACGCGGCTAATCTCGCAGTCATCTATTAGCTGCTGTATGGCGGTCAGCGTTGACACTGTTTTGCCCAGCCCCATGTCTAAAAACAGTCCGCAGTGGGGCTTGTCGATAATCCACTGCATCGCTGTGCGCTGGTAGTCGTATGGCTTGTAAATCATAGGTCGCGGCATTTATAAGGTTCTAACACTTCGTCCACATCCTCTTTGCTCCGGCACACGTTAACCGTGTGGCCCATGCCGCGCAGTTGGCGTATGCGTATCTTTTGCGCCTCATTCAGTCTGCCGTCCTTGCTTTTCAGTTCCACCCAGAAAACCACGCCGCCGGATAACAGGCAAATGCGGTCTGGATAGCCCACCATGCCAGCGTTACTGTACTTTAGGCACACACCACCCATTTGTTTAACGCTGTCGCACAGGTAGCGTTCTATCATCTTCTCCGATACATCGGCGTGCTTGACTATATTTGCTATGTTCTTTTTCATGTCAACGCTATTTTTTGTTTTTCCTATAATATCCTTTACGCGCATACAGACATACGTTTTTATGCGTATAAGTGGGTATAACTCTATAAATCACATTAACTATATCTTACTACTACTTTTTTTGTTTCTTTGTTGACAAATTATATAAGTGTTTGATTTTCAGATATTTTTGCGTCAACAAACCGTGTCAACAAACCGTGTCAACAAAAAATGCCGTTGACATCTAAAACAAATATGCTTTTTTCGCTCGCTCATTTTTTTTGTTGACATTTTAATGTTTGCTGCCATATCCGTTACTTATATATCGTCCTCACTTTCCGTATTATCTATCCGCTTAAATGCCCTCTGTCTGCCATACCACCTTTCGGCGTGTCGGCTGGTGCTGACTGTCTCCCAATTAGGCAAACTGTCTATGATTTTATTAACCCTACGTGTCATGTACTTAAATTCCTTGTCTGCCATATCGCGGCCCAGTTGCTCGCAGACAAATTCGGCTGCGCAAACTCTGGTGCGCACCTCCACGCCCTCGGCTTGCAGTGGGTCTGGCGTGCGTATGTACCTGCGCCTGTCCGCTATGTCGCGTGTGGGCCAGTCAGCAGGCAGTTTCATATCCAGAAACTTGTACAACATAGCCACCATAGGGTCGTCGCTGTCATCGTTATATGCTTCCTGCCTCTGCCTTGCCTCGGCTTCTAATCGGTCATCTAAATACAGTTTTTCACCGCGCCTGTAATACTCCACGGCTTCTGCCCAAAGCTGGTCACGGTCACGGTCTAACGCCGCCTGCCAGTCCTTGTGCTTCCGCAGTGCAGGGTCAACGGCGATAACCCAAAATCGCCGGTTCCCGTTGTCGCCTTTCAAAAACAGGGCTTCATTAGTAGTGCCGCAGAAAACGCACTGCCTCGGATGTTCGGCTTTGCGCCTGTCGTATGCGGCCCGGTATATGTCTATGCGCTTGGATAGGTAGGCTTTCACACTCTCTACATCGCTGCGCTTGATACTGGCAAGTTCGCCCATTTCGATAATCCATGCGCCGCGCAGCTGGTCCATGCCCTCTTTGCCCTCAGTCGTGGTTATGCTGTCGTTAAACCAGCTGCCGCCCATCTTGCCCAACAGCGTAGATTTTCCGGCGCCCTCCGGGCCTGTAAGGATTAAGCAGTAGTCATATTTGCAGCCCGGCTGGAATACGCGCGTAACCGCCGCCGTGAAATGCTTGCGCGTCATAGCCCGGTTCAGCTCCGTATCTTCCGCACCGATATAATCTATAATCAGCCGCTCCAGCCGTGGCGTGCCATCCCATTTTAGGCTGTTCAGATAGTCTTTGATAGGGTGGTAGCTGTGCCGTGTCAGTACGGCTGTAGTCGCATCATAGATTTTGTCTTTTCCCGTTATGTCGTAGTTCCTTTCCAGCCATACACGCAAATTCGCATCGTCCCGGTCGCTCCAGTTCCTTGCCGACTTGTTCCACGGCAGACCGCCCACCACAGCGTCAAAGCCTGTAAACTCATCATGTATTATGTGGCCTTTCAGCGCAGGGTCATTTTCCAGTATCAGTATTATGTTTTGGATGTTCCCCAGCAGCTTGCCGGATTTTGTGTACTCCAAATCGGCTTTCCACTCATCGCTGTAATCACCCGGCACCTCCACGCTGCCGAAATCGTCAGCCACGGACGCGCTGCGCTCCCTTGCCATCAACAGCTTTACGTTTTTGTCCTTGCTGGCAAATTCCTGCATTTCCGCATAAGACGGCTTGCGCGTTACGTCCGTTGCCCGGCTCCCCTCATCCTTGACACCGTACAGGTGTATGCGGCACAGGTCGAAAGCGTTGCACAGTTGACGGCTTGACGGGTCGGTTTCATGGTGACTGTATGCAAACTTGTGTTCATAACATACCAGACCGCCAGCCACGCTGCCCATCTTGTAGGTGTACCGCCCCGGCGTGCCTGTCGGCTCGTAGTAGTCACCTAAAAACCGCTCTATCGCGTCCTCTATGGCGTATGCCCGGCAAAATGCGCCGATTATGCCCTGCTTCTCGGCGGGGTCGCCTGCCTTTTTTATCTCATGTGCTATTACCGTGTTCTCACGGCTTGACATCGGCCACGCACTCACATCGAACGGGTCAACATATTGCGCCAGTATCTTGTCTACGTTGCACGCCGGGCCGTCCTGCCACTCAAACACATAGTCCGCGTCCTTTGAAGTGCTGGGCCAGTAGAAAAGTCGCGGTAGTTCATAGGTCGTGTCATCGAAAAGGTCTATACCCAGCTCGGCTGCAATTTTCCGGCAAATAGGCTCGTATTCGGCTGGCGTTACCTGTCGGCTCAACGGAAATACCAGACGGTAGCGCGGTGTTTCCTTGCTGTGTTTGTGTGTGCTGTACAGCATGGCCGCGAAGTTGAAAGCCATAGTAAAGTCATCCCAGACGTTCACCGTACCATAGTCTATATCCAGTGTGGCTACACTGCGGTACAGCACGTTTGTATTTTTTCGTATGCCGCCACTTAGATAGCCGCCGACAAAGCCGCCCACGTCCTTAATGTTGCTTTGCTCCTCACGGCTCATGCGTGCGTACTCCGCTGCTGTTTCGCCGGTGCGTTTCGTTTCGCTACATCGCTCTAATAGCTCGCTCCATTGCCAGTGTCGGTTACGCCACTTCTTAGATGTGCGCGTGTGGGCCGTAGCCAAATCTACCGTAAAATCATATTTCAGCTTAAATTTCATTGTTCAGAATGTTAGTGAAATAGTCCACGTCTTTGCCATCGTAGTATATCGTTATCGCTTTCAAATGGTTTTCGCCTTTGCCTACTCTCAATGCGTAGGGTGTGGCCTCATCATCCAGACGGTCATACAACCTGTGCAGCTGCTCGGATGTTACCTGCACCGGTATGCTGCTTAAATTCTCGTTATCGTTCATAGTTCAGTCCTCCGGGATATAATCTATACAGCCGTCCTGCGCATCGTCCACTGCGTTGTCAGTTAGGCTACATTCACTACCCATATAGGTATGTATGCAAAGCAGGCAGTTACCGTAGTTCCTCGGCTTCGGTTCTTTTGTCTGGGCTATGGCAAACTTATCTACCTTAATGCCCAGCTGCTGTAATGCAATTTGCCCACAACTCATACCGTCAAATAAACTTAGTACAATCATATTTTAATAGTGTTCTAATTCGGGAAATAGTGATAACTGTCTTTCTCGTATGTTCTGCCTCTCATCGTATTTATCTATCTTTGCCGATACTTCCTGTAAGGTTTGCCCGTACCTAAATCCGTAACTGCATAAATTAGGCGTATGGCTTAATGCCTCCAATTCCTGCCAGTAGTCCGGGTGCAATTTGCGTAACCGGGATAAACTGGATATTTTGGCATTAGGGCAAAACCAACAGCCACCCCGTGTGTCGGTGTCGTATATAGGCGATAACAGGTTATGTTTCCGGCACAGTTCCTTTGCCATTTCTTCTGTGTACCCATATTTAGATAACAGCGATATTTTGCGGTCATTTAGTCGCTGTAACCGTTTCGGTTCATCAGCCGCAATGCCTATGTACTCTGTTACGTTTTTGCCCATATTCCGCAGATATTGTTTTATCGGCTTAACTTTGCAATCGCGATTTATCACGCATTTGCCGGCCAGTGGAAAGCCGTAGAGTTTGCCTGCGTGCTTCCCCCCCTACGGCGTTTTTGAAAAAATACATATAGTCGCGGTCACTGTGCAGGATTTGAGTTTTAACGCCCATGCTCTCCAGTTTTGGTATGGCTGTGTTTTTTATCCATGTTATATGCTCTGGTATTTCGCCGGATATATTTCTGGACGCATCAAACATCACTTCCGTAAATAATATGCCGTCTAACGGCTCTTTATGTTGTATGGCTAATAGCACAGTGGCTATACTATCTTTCCCGAAACTACAGGACGCAAAGTATTTCATATCTGAGGATTTTAATGCCCGGCTTTCGCCGGGCTAAAGTTTAACTACTAACTATTGTAAAAATGCTGAAACGGGCCTAACCCTACCCTGGTACGTAGCCTTAGTATTCCAGCAGTACGCGTAGCCATGGCTGAGGTACAAAGACCACGCATTGGGCGTGCTGTATTGCGTGCTGCTCCAGTACCAATCATCGTGCAGCGGTTCGCCGCCTACGGCTTTCAGCGCAGCGTTAATCTGGGTAAAATGCGCCAGAATAAAATACAGTTCACCTAAACTGGGTATGTACTCATCATCAGATATACCCATGTTCAGAATGTCGCGTATATCGTCCGTGGCGGCTTTGCCGTCCATATCCTCTGCGGCTTGGTGGTAGTTGGTGATAAAGCGTGTGCCGCCTTGCTGGGTTGTCAGCTCTATGCCATTATCGCTAATATCTTCTGTCGCCAAAATCAGCGATTTACCGCCGAAGTTAACGCCTATATCCGTGCAACCCTGCGCCGATACTTCCTGCCCGGTAAACAGTACAGCGTGTTTCCCGTACATTATATAAATGCCGTCTGCCAGTTTCGTAGTACCTGCTATCGACTGGCTCTGTGGTTCGTCGCCTGCTACAAAGTCGTAGCACTTTTTGGCGTTGTCTACATCATAGTTATTTGCTTTCAGCAACTCATAACGCAAATTCTGTCTGTCGCTTAAATTGTTCATATCAATACTGGTTTAATTTGTTAATGTTCTTTGCCACTTTCTTTACACACTCATCACCTACATAGGTGTTAGCTGCTTCGCCGTGTGCGCTTAGTATTTCGTCATCCGACGCATCGCCGAAGTTGTGGAAAAAGCACAAAAACTTAGTGCCGTTGGAAAGTTCCACGATATACGGTTTATCGCCGTTGTACTCGAAATCTCCTTTTTCACAACCGCTGACGCTTACCGTGTAGTTAGGGTTAAACTCTATTACGTCATGGTGCGCAGTCCAGCGTTTATCACCGTACCGCTTTATAGCGGCATAGTAAAACCTTAAAAATCTTCTGTCTGTCATACTCTTAGTCTTTTAGGTAATAAGGTGTCGTGTAGCCTGCGCCTTTCAGTGGTAGGTCACGGCACCAGTCAATAGGTTTGCTAAAAATCGCCTCCACGCTCTGTAGTGTCTGCCCCGGTTCGGCTTCTACTACTATCTCATCGTGGATATGGAAAACAATGTGCAGCCCTGCATCCTCTGCACGCAGAATGATATGCCCCAGAATGTCACGGGCTATGGCTTGTACCACGTTCTCGGTCAGCTTGCCGCCGTAGGTGCGTATCTTTTCCCACTTCTTCGTAGTCTGGTTCAGCCCTTCGTACTCGATAATCTCGTGGTCGCCTCTCCAGCCATCGCTACTTTCTATGCCGATACCGGCGCGTGGGTAACAGATAGTGCGCCCGGACGGTAGGGTTATCAGCAGCATACCCCAGCGGTACGATACGACTATGCCCCTGTTAATGGTGATACGTTCCCCGGTCTTTATGGCTCTTACGGCTGCGGTTTCAATGATAGCCCAGAACTTGACTATACGGGGGTTCGCAGACCGCCAACGTACTACTATGTCCTTTTCTTCCGTCTGGCTTAATCCCGTGCGGCTACCGCCCATGTTTTCCAGTGCGGCCACGCCGCCACCGTAACCCAATGCAAGCACGGCTATCTTACCCTTTTGCCGCAGTTCCGCATTTTCGCCGTGCTTCTCTACCTTGCAGTGAAACATTTGCCCTGCGGTAGCACAGTATATGTCACCGCCTGCACGGAAAACATCCAAAACCCACTGCTCGCCAGCCAGCCACGCTATTACACGCGCTTCTATGGCTGAAAAATCGCAGACATGGAAAGTGCAGCCAGGCTTGGCGATAAACGCCGTGCGTATCAGTTCGGATAGTACATAAGTGGGGTTAGCGTAGTTCAGCTCGAAATCGTCCAAATCGCCTGCCTTAACCAGACTGCGCGCGTAGTCCAAATCGGGCAAATGGTTCTGCGGTAGGTTCTGCACCTGTACCAGCCTGCCAGCCCACCGCCCGGTACGTGCCGCGCCGCAGAACTGTAACAGACCGTGTATGCGTCCATCATCGCAGACACATTCCAGCATAGCACAGTATTTCTTCGTTGAGGTCTTACCCATTTCGCGCCGTATGCCTAATACTTTTTGCGCTTTCGGCCAGTAGATAAGCTGGTTTTCCAAATCGTCCAGATTTTTTTTGTTTAAGCTGTCAACCGACATACCCGTAGCCTTGTGCAGCCAGTCTTTTATCTGTGCCGGGCTGTTCGGGTTTTCCAGACCCGTTAGTGCTTTGGCTTCATCTAACAGCTGCGCTTTGTATTCGTCATCAAAGCGCGTGGCATTTTCTGCCAGCTGCCTATCTAACAGCACGCCCCGGTCGTTGATAATCTGGTCAACCGTGTACAGCCTTTCGTCAAATGCGGCCGGCTCCAGCCTGCGCACTTTGGCTAATATCTGTTGCTCTACCTCAACGTCCCGGATATTGTACCGCTTGAAAACGTCCCAGCGGTCGGGCGCATCGCTCGGTAAGTGCCGTTTGCCCTTGGTCGGTGTGGAAAAATAGCGGATAAGCGTTTTACCCTCTTTCATTTTTCCGTTTTCCAGCCTCAACACTTCGCCGCATTGCTCCAGCGATAACGGCAGACCCATGCGTGCAGCACGTACCATCGTGCATTTCCACTGTGCAGGGTCTAACGGTTTGCCGAAAAAGTACCTGCCCATGCAGACGCGCTCGAAAGCCGCATTAAATGCCGTCTTGACTACTTCCGGGTCGGTCAGTGCGGCAAATACTTCGGGTGGTATCTGTTCGCCCTGCGCCAAATCCACGCACGATACCGGGCCGCTATCCACGCAGTAGCCAAACAGCAGTATAGCGAAGTCCGGGGCCTCCACATAGCGGTAAACGCCGCACTTTGTAAGGTCGTGGCTGCTGTAGGTTTCTATGTCTATCCCTATCTCGCGCATCCGGCTAATCCTTTCTCAACTCGTTAAACCGCATTTTCAGATTAACCATTTTGCGCAGACGCTCTATGTCGTGCCGGTCTGCCATGCGTCCGCAGACAAACTGCACAGCCCCGGATAGCAGCATTACATCTATAGACCGCTCCGGCTTGAAATTGCCGCCAGCTTCCGCCTTGGCTTCCCACAGCCACGTAGCGGCCACTATAAGAATGCCGGCCAGTTCGTCTGCCGCCGTATTGTGCAAATTAGCCTCGTAGTAAGCCGCAAAATCTTCGTCCGATAGTTTGCCCGTCTTTTCTATTATCTCGTCAAATTCGGGTGTTTCTGCGCTTCTGTCGGCGGCTTTCCAGTATTCGCCCAACTCTATGCGCAAAGACTTGATACAGCCTGCGCCTGTGGTGTCTTTGCCGCGCCTTGTGGCTGCGGTGTGACACCGTTCTGCTATGTTAAAAAGTAAATCGTACATCTTGTTTCTTTTTTTGGAAAACCCCGGCGGCTCCGTGGCCTTTAATCCTTACCGCCGGGGTGGGTCATTCCAGTTTACAAATCTTTGCCTATTTTGCCCATGGCTATCAAACCTATAGCTACTATCATCTGGTTTTGTTCTTCCGTTCTTTCCAGCACCTCGCCAAAGTCATTACTATTTATCTCTACACTGTCTGTAGTGTCCATAGCTTCTATAATTGATTTGCTGGCTTTAGCGTCTATGGCAGTAGCAGATAATTTGATTAACGCCTGCTGTTCTTCTGTCAGTTTTATTATTATCCGTTCCATAGCTTACAAATCTTCGTCATCTTCCATATCCAAATCGGCAAAGTCGCTTTCAGCCGAAGCCCTGCGGCCCAGACGCTCATCGTCTTTGTACTTCATAATGTTGTTGAGGCCGCACGCTACGCCCCTGTTGCCGTTCTTGTCGTAGCCGTAGAAAGTCACGGACATTATAGCCCATACGCCGCTATAAATATCGTCCTCGTCCACTATCGGGGCTTTATTCTTATCCACAATGCCGGGGCGCGTGTTGCTCTTGGCGTTGACGTACAAATGTCCTTCGTAGGTGTCATCCTCTTTGTCCGTGTCGCCATCGTGCAGCGGCATATCCAGCTTCTTAGGCTCTTTGCCGCTCCACTTCGACACTATGGCGGCTTTCTTTGCAGCCTCTATAGCCTGCTGTAACGCGGCTATGGTTTCCTTTTCCTCTTTCGGTATCAGTACGTTTGTCATGTACTTGCCGTTAGCCGTATCACCGTCCGGTGCATACTTGCTAAATACGTGTGTGTAACTCAATCGGCACGGGCCGAACACTACCTTAGTGTCTTTTACAATCGGTGTAATCATATCTTTAACTTTTTATCCACTCCCGGAACGCCGGGCCGTTTTTATTGTTTATTCGTTCTAAATCCATGTACAGCTATACCCAGCAGGATAGCCAGATACAATGCCCAAAAGGGGTGCTGCATCACAAAATCAAATACTGTCTGCATCGCTAAACATTTATGTCCTTGAAATCATCCAGCACCGGGTCTATCGCCGGACGCTTGTCACTCTCCGGGGCCAGTGTCGGTTTGCCCTGCGGCTTCTCGATATACTCACTACAGATAGCGGCAAACTGTTTTTTGCCTACCAGTTTCTCCAGCTCGGTAATGGTGCGCAGTTCCTGCGGCTTGTATATCTCGGTGGTCTTGTAGCCTGCTTTGTTCAGTGCCACGGCTGCTGCGTCTTGGTTGGTAATTTTCCGTATGCTTCGCCCCTCTACGATTTTCCAGCCGGGCAACTGTACGCCGCTTAATGCCTGCTGTAGCGCGTAATCCTCTACGCCTGCTAACCATGTCTTAACTGTAGCCAGCAGTGGCAGTACGTTTTTGGCAAGCTCATCGGTGCTTATCAGTTTCGGGTCTTTGGCGACTGCATCCGTGCAGACTTTGGTAAGCGCACGGCATTTGCTTTTCACCTTGCAGAACTGGCACCACTCGCCGGGGTTCTGCTGCCCGTTACCCTCGTAGGCTTCGCGTGCTTTCGGCACCAGCGTTTCATCTACCCACGCCAGCAAATCGGATACGGATAACTCAAACTCGCTTAGGTTGTCGATACGTGGCTGTACGATAGTCATGCGCACACGGTCTATCTTGTACTCGAAGTTAAACCGGTCGTATGCGCCCAGCGCGTATATCATCATCTGGGGGTTACGGTATGCTGATACTTTCACGCCCTTGCCATACTTGAAGTCTATAACCTCCATCGTGCCGTCAGCGATAATTATAGCGTCCGCAGTTCCGAAAGCGTCCGGGATGTAGTTGCTGAAATCCAGCCGTGTTTCGATAAGCAGCTGCGCATCCTCCACAGTGGCGCGTGCAGCGTTGTATTTCTCCAGCACGATAGTTTTGTACGTGTCGGTGTATTCGTCCATTTCGCCCGTGTGGTATTCCTCGTTAAGCTCGTTAATCTCTGCCACCTCATCGGAAATGTCGTAGCCTAAAAACTCTTTCAGTTTCATAGCGCAGTAGGCGTGTGCTAACGTACCCTCGGCGGCATAGCTGCTGCCGCTGTCCGGCTCGTTTACCTCCAGCCTCGGTGCGGCTGCACAGTTAATCCATCTGTGCGCTGCGGACGGACTTAATAATGCGTGCTTTCCCATAGGTCAAAACGGACAATCTTCTACTAACTCATCATTCTTCACAGTCACCGCATCGCAGCAGGCTATAAACTTGGCGCAGCTCTCGCTGTCCGGCAATGCGCTGGGCTTTTCCGCACCAAACATGGCGGCCGTGTTCTTAAACCACCCTGTCAGCGTCCTATGCCACCGTTTGTAACCCTCGCTGTCGGTCTTTTCCTTGTAGTTCTCGCCCTCTATGCGCCTGCGTGTCCTATCCATCGCCGCACGCACATCTACTTCCGTGTACTCCTTTTGCCCTGCCTGTTCGGTTTGTGTGGGTTCGGGGTCGGCTGCTTCCTGCGACTTGGGCTGTTGTTCCGGCTCTGTGGTCGGTTGAGGTTCGGGCGCGTCCTTATCGGTTTCGGCTTTGTCCTCGGTCGGCTTGTTGGCTACTTCCGGCTTCGGCTGTGGCTTTGCCGGTTTGCTTGGCTTCTGCGCGGCTGGCAGTTCTGCCACCTGAGCCGGTCGGTTTAACATCGCTGATAGCAGCGTGTACAGTTCGGCGTTTAAGCCGACATTAACCTGTACGTTAATCTGAATTGGTTGCATAATCTTTGATTTATTGGTGATTAAATTTCGTCATCGTCTAACACTTGTATTTTGCCCTGCTTTTCCCAGCGTACCAGTAGGCGGTATGCTGCATACCCTGCGGCAAATCCTACAGCCTTTGTTACGAAAAAGACTGTAAACCATCGCACGTTATCTAACGCCGTGTCCGGCTCTGAAAAAATGCCCAAAATGGCAATGAAGCCCAGCGCGAAAAACACCGTGTAATAAAATGCTCGTTTCATATCTGTATGATTTAATCGTTAATTTCTATGTCGATACACTGTAACAGGTTGTCTGTTATCATGCTGTTTACTGATAGCTGCGCATACTTTATCCCGTTTTCACGCATCCACTTTTTTGCCTTGTTTACAGCAGCCTGTTTACTGCTTCCGTCTGGAATGGACGCACCCAAATCGTTATAGTTTTCGTCCAGCAGTTCAAAATAGTATCGTCTCATATCCGTAAATTTGAATTGTTATAAATAGGTAGCTTCCCAGCACTTGATTATGTGCCGCCCGGTAGTGAACTTTGCCCGGCCCGCTTTGCGCACAAAGAATTTGATACAGCCGTTATCCTCCCAGCGTTTCACGGTGTGCCGTTCCACGCCCAGAAGCTCCGCTGCCTCTTTCTGGCTGTAGCGTCTATCGGGGTCGCACACCGGCTTAACTGTTACCATGCTTGGTTACGGTTAGGGTCAGTCCGTCTGACTTGCAGGCAAACCGGCAGTTCTCCATCTTCTGCATTGCATAGGCGGTGTTTTTCTGGCTATCCATGTCGTAGCCGTCTTTGCATTGCACCACCACTGTATCGCCTATCTTCATGGCGCGTAGGCAGTCGCGCGTAATCTTTTCTTTAACTTTCTGTGCCATACTTACCAGTTTTTCTGTAACTTTTTCGTTATTTTGTTCATTGGTTTGTTGGTGCTTTAGAAAAAACTGCCTACCTTTGTAACCGGATAAATTGGATAAGTGGTTATGGATAACCGGCCTACATTGGTCGGCAGTCTTTCTTTTGCTCATTTGTTTGTTCGTTGGTGCAAAGTTAGGGCTTTTTCTGTAACTTCCAAAGAAAAATCAAAGAAATTTCGGTTGTCAGCCGAAAATTGTACAGAAAAATAGGTAACATAAACAATATGGACTACACAGAAAAAGCCAATATGGTGCGAAATCGCATAAATATGGCACTGAAAGAAAATAAGATAACCGAAAATTCGGTAGCGTCTGGCGATAGTGCAGCGCAAAGCAGGTTAAACAGTCAATTAAGCCACGGTAAGCGCATAACATTAGACACCGTTTTGCGTGTCTTGGATGCTTGCCCGGACGTATCGGCTGAATGGTTGCTGCGTGGCACCGGCGAAATGAAGTCAAAAGCCGTGCCGACAGTAAACAGCAACAATATAAACAGTAACGTAAATAGTAAAGTCAATGAAAATACGGGTATGCTCCCGGAAAGTTTTGTACGTGATATGTTAGCTGAAAAAGATAAGCAGATACAGACATTATTAGAAATACTGAAAAAATGAAAAAGATAGCATTACTTATTTGTGGGTTAGTAGCATTGTTGGTGTCGGCAAACGCACAGGCACAAACGGATAGTCTGGGTGTATATGCTTTGTGCGGTTCGTACTTTGAAAAGATAGACGTGCTGAATTATCAGCAAACCAAAGTCAGTAGCAGTATCATTAGGGGCAAAGCGAAATTAGCCTTTGCAGGTTCTACCAGTTCCCACCACTTTAATAGTACCGCCACATTTCGGCTATACTTTGGTGTGCCATCGCCGTATGAAGCCGCAAAATATTATATGTTCACTTCTGCATACTCTGCTAAAGACTTCGGCGTGGGTAAATTTAGTGTCAAAAAAGATATGCGCTATCTGACTGCTGCCACGGTGTCGATAATAGGTCATTCGTCTATCGGTGCAGAAAAAGACAAAGACGTGAAAGTAGAAACAAAAAAGATACGCAATAACGTATATGAAATAACGGTTACTGCTCCAGCAGGTGAATACTGCATTATGCCTGTTATAAATGGCATTGGCGGCTATGCTGGTGTGTTCGACTTTACTATAGAATAATGCAAATTTTCAGCAAATAGATTTTTATAATGTGTAACTAATTGATTTACAGCGTGTTAAATTATTCTCTTTTATATAGTTAGGCATATAGTCGCTGGTAGCCATTTTAACGGATGGAAAATTTTGTATAGTACTATATATCAGTAACTTACATAAAATAGTCAGCAAATTTTCAAATCAGCAAATAGTATAAAAACGGTTAAAAAGTGGTCGCTGGTGGTTAATAATATGGTAGATAATGGTATATTTGGGGATATTTTTCAGCTATAAGTCAGCAAAAGCAAAGCAAAGATTATGGCAAAATCAAAATTGCGCCTTGATACCCGGCGCAAACTCAAAGACGGCACATATCCCGTGCAAATCGCCGTGGGATATGGTACAAACCTGTATCTCGCCACGGGCATTTTCCTGTCCGCTGATGAATGGGATAGCACTACCAGCCGGGCCACAGGCAAAAGCGCAAAGCGCATAAACTCGGTGTTAGATACGCTGCTTACCCGTGTGGCAAACCGCATCTTAGAACTGCGCGAAAATGGCCAGTGGGGTAATCTTACCGGGCCGCAACTGCGTGAAATGCTTACCGACTTGGATTTGGAAAGTCCTACTGTCGGTGTTCCTACCCTCGGCACGCTGTTTGAAACGGTCATCGCCACAAAGACCGGCGGCACTAAAACACTATTTGAACAAACACTAAAGAAACTGACTACCTACTGTAACCCCTACCAGATACAGTTTGGAAAGATAACGAAACTATGGATAGACGGCTTTTATAATTCCCTGCACGGTCTGTCGGTAAACAGCCGGGGTATGCACCTGCGCAACCTGCGCAATGTCATTAACTATGCGCTGGATGAAAACATAACGCAAAACTACCCATTCCGAAACTACCGCATACCGTCCGAAGAAACGGCCATGCGCGTACTGCCGGTTGAGAAAATGCGCCAGCTGCTTAAACTCCAGTTGTCGGCATACGACACAGAATATAGGGATGTGTTTATGCTGCTTTTCTACCTTATCGGCATTAACATGGTGGATTTAGCCACGCTTACCAAAGACAATATAGTGGACGGTAGGTTAGAGTACAGACGGGCGAAAACAGGTAAGTTCTACAGTATTAAGATTGAGCCGGAAATACAGGACTTGTTAGACCGCTACCGGGGCAAAAAACACCTGCTGGCACCGTTCGACACATACGACAATTACAAAGACTATATGGCGCATCTTAATGCGGCACTGCGAAAGATAGGGCCGGTTAAGACGGTAGGCGGCAAACCGCAGTACACCAAAAACCACCTGCCGATAATGTCGCCCATTGAGCCTGCTATTACATCGTATTGGGCGCGGTACTCGTGGGCTACATACGCCGCAGACTTGGATATACCAAAGGACACTATCAGTGAGGCTTTGGGCCACGTTCACGGTTCAAAGATAACCGGGGTGTACATTAAGTTTAGCCGGGATAAGATAGACGCTGCAAACCGCAAAGTAATAGACTACGTTCTGCATGGTACAAAATGAAATAAACCGCGCCGGCCCTCACGGGTTGGTGCGGTCTTGATTATGGAAAATCAGAATTTGCGTTTAAGGTACAGGAAAAGCCCCCACAGGATAGCCGCTATGCAGCATAGACGGCCCACCCATATAAAGCCCTTATCATACCACCTTAACTGCTTTTCGATATATACCGGCTTTTCCACCCTAACACTGTCAGTGCGTACCACCACCAGTGTATCTATGCGCCAACGCTCAACGCGCAAAGTATCGGTAAGCCTTTCCAGCTTGTAGCTGGTTCGCTCTACATACTTGGTGACGGTATCGCCTTTTTCATAGATATAGATACTGTCACGCTGGTATATGCTATCACGTTGCAGCATTACCCTAAACAGGCTATCCAGTCTGTGTGAAGCATTGTATGTGCTATCCTGCTGCACTTGGTAAGTCGCTTTTCGTGTCGTGGCGCACCCTGCCAACAGCAGGACGCAAACCAGCCATGCTAAATGCTTCATAGGCTACAGCTCTGTTTGTACGTTGAAACACGGACACGCTTTGTTTGCATACTCATTATGCCCATGTACGGTTATGCCCGGATATTCTTGTTTGAGCTGCGCAACCAAAGTACGCAGCGCGGCTTTCTGCTGGGGTGTCCGGGTGTCTTTGGCTTGCTTATTGTCGGCGGTCATGCCACCGATATAGCACACGCCGATACTGTTAGCGTTCTGCCCCTTGCAGTGCGCACCGATTTTGGCGACATCGCGACCCTTGTGTACGCTGCCATCCCGGTATATCACATAGTGGTAGCCTATGCAGTCAAAACCACGCTCGCGGTGCCAGCGGTCTATATCCTCTACTGTGTAGTCTTTCCCCTCCGGGGTTGCGCTACAGTGTATTATCACTTTGTTTATCTTTCTCATTTTCGTTACTGTTTATAGGTTCGTCACTTGGTTTACGTTTCATATCCTCCTCGGTCAGTATTGCATCCGGGTGGTCTTTGGCATATTCGCCGCGCAGCAGCTTGCGTAATCGGCATTTGTCGTTAGGGTTCAGCCGTTGCAGGCATTTATCGTCCGGCTGCAAACAAACGTGCTTTTCGGCTTCTTTTAGTGCCAGTTCCAGTTCGCCTTTTTCCTGCATCAGCTTTAGGCGGTCATTTTTCAAAGTGTCTATTTCCGTGTACAGTTTCGCCACCTGTTTTTTAAGTTCGTCCACTTCGCCCTGCACACGCTTGTAGTCCTCTATCAGTGCCTCGCGTTCCACCTTGAAAGCGTTTGCATCTGCTATCCGGGCATTAGTTTTGCGGTTCAGTAGGTATTTAATCGCCTCCCATCCACCCAGCGCAGTTACCAGTGCCACCACTGTAGTTATAATCTCTTTCATTCGTCATGCTTGTATAGCGTTAATATAATCTGGTTATCTTGCTGCTCTGCAATTACCAGCCAGTGTTTGGCAAGCACTTGCACTAATTCTGTGTCTAACCCGGATAGGTGCAGCACGGCTTCCGGCTCTCTTTTGTCAATAGTCGCCATCTCTTATGCGTTGTAGGGTTATCGTTCTTTTCTTGTATTTCTTCTTAATCACCACTGTATCGAAGTGGCCACGGATATAAACCCACTTAAACGCCTGCGGCTCTATCATCTTTAGTATCTTTCGCCGCTTGCCGTATTCGTTGGCGTGTCGCATGAAGCCCAGATAACTATTTATGCTGCTAACCGCGTGTTCCACTTCCTCTATGGTGCCGGCCCGGTTGAGCCTGCGTACTGCCATAACAAAGTTTTTCAGCGTGCGGTTGCAGACATATATACGCTGTTTCTTTACTATGTTCCCGGTAAACTCTACGCCTTTAGTGTAGTGCTGGATATAGAATTTGTGAGGGTGCAGGGTCAGACCATATTTAGCCAGCAGTCGCCTAATCTTCGGCACAGCCGCTAATATCTTCTGTTTATCCACATCCACTATGTAGAAATCATCTACATACCTGCCGACATAGACAAAGCCTAAATCATTCAGCAGATACCAGTCCAGAATGTTAAGCAGGAAATTTGCGAAGTGCTGCGCAAACAAATTGCCTATGGCTACGCCCAGCCCATCGCCATTTGTAAACAGCGATTTGTTAGGCGGCAGATAGTTCCAGTAGTGCAGTGGGCTGTGCCGTTCGCAGTGCTTTTCCGGGCTGTGCAAGATAACCACACGGCACAGATAACGCACATCCTCCACGTCATCGCCTTTGTAGTATTCGGCCACAAATGCGTCTATCATGTCGGCTAACATCGCTTTGTTTATCGACATGAAAAAGCCCTGCAAATCCAGTTTGGCTACATAGCAGTCACGGGTGTAGTTCCGGCTGCACTCTTTTATGTCGTTATAAAGCATGGTAACGCCGTACAGCTGCCCTTTACCTTTCCGGCAGTTGAACGTGCGCGGACTAAACACCTGTTCAAAAAGCGGCTCTAACCGTAGGGCTATCCAGTGGTGTACTATCCTGTCCTCAAAAGTGGCCGCAAATACTTCTCGGTATCGCGGGCGCGTTACGACAAAGCAGATAGACTTACCCGGCTGGTAGGTACGGTTATTGATACGGTCGCGAAGTGCTATCAACTTGCTACCGTAGTCTATTTCGTACATTATGGCACTGGCTGTTCTCCGCTTGCTTTTGCGGCAGTCAAAATAAGCCTCTAACATTCCATCCGTTGTAACCATATCCTCTTTATCTACTTAGTGTGTCGGTATATCCGTAAAGGTGCTGAAACGGGCCTAACCCTATTCTGGTTCGTAGCCTTAGTATTCCAGTTGTTCGCGTTGCCATTGTTGAGGTTCAAATTCCACGCATTGGTCGTGCTGTACTCGCAACTCCGTGCTGCACTTGCTTGGTCTTAACTATAAAAGATAGTGCGCAGCCCATTTTTACAGATAACTTGCACGCTCGGTTAGTCGTAACTTTCCAAATCTGGCATTTACTCGCTATCCATGCTGCTGATAACCTTTAATAGTGAGTTCTTCCACGCAGTAGATTGTTTGCCTATCGCGTCCGTCAACTCGATAATATTTGCGTGCCTGCTTCTGCCTAATATCCATTTCCTTTCACCTGCAATGCGCAGCAAAGTTTTCAATACTTCAAACTCGGGCTGGAAATTTACTAAATGCTGTATGCGCACTTGCTTGTCGCGGTTGATGTACGCAGCCGATATTTCGCTGATTAAGTCCACACCTATATCGTGCATCTTGTTACCTATGCTGAATTTATAGGCACGCGGAAAGCTCGGCGTAATATCCAGTATTTCATCTAACAGCTTACGGCAGTCTAAATATATCTGCGTGTTAGATACCAGTTTCGATTTGTTCATATCTCAATTTTCTTGCGCTTTGCAGATAAAAGGAAATTTCTTTGTCTTGTGCGGCTACCGCCGC